AGTTTGAGTAGTAACAAACCCTTCAGATGCTAAACCAACCGTTGATAATCCAGTTTGAGTAGTAACAAAACCTTCTGAAGCAAGTCCTACTGTAGAAAGACCAATCTGAGTATCAACATATCCAATTGATGCTAAACCAACCGTTGATAATCCAGTTTGAGTAGTAACAAACCCTTCAGATGCAAGTCCTACTGTAGATAATCCAGTTTGAGTAGTAACAAAACCTTCTGAAGAAAGTCCTACTGTGGAGATTGCAACAGCATTATCAACATAACCTTCTGTCGCATAACCAACTACGATACCTGAAGTAACAAATCCAACACTATTGGTTAAGTCACCAGTATCTGATGGAATTGTTGGGGTATTGGTAAAATTATTGTAGTCAAGAAGGAAACTTGATGATACGCCACCAACACTACTTGCGGATCCTGTTAAATTTCCAACAAAACCTGATGCAGTTACAATACCTGCCTGACTAACAAAAAAAGTAGAACCAACTGAAATTTGACCGCCAGTTACATTGATACCACTTCTCGCAGTGATAAGTCCTATAGAATCAACATTAGTTACATCTTCATAAGTTAATGTTCCACCAATACTTACATTACCTGAAAAGTTTGCAGATGATGCGGTAATACTACCGGAAAGATTTACATTACCCGTTCCAGTAATATCGTTACCATTGACATCTAAATTACCACCCAATTGTGGTGTTGCGTCACCCACAATATCTGTAGTGATTCCAGTAAGAGAACTATATGGATAATTTGTAGCATCACTTAGGTCAAATGCTGGAGTTGCATCTGAACTACCAAGACTTAGTTGAACTCCGCCATAAGAAACTGTAGAGTTCGATAATTTAGAATTTTCAATAGAACCCGATAACTGATCATTAGTAAGACTTCCTACGAGATTAGATGTTGCCAGACTACCATCAAATGTTGTGGCAGTAACAATACCTGATGAGTTGATGTTGAGTGCTTCAAATCCGTCAACATGTATGCTTTGAGTGTGAAATTGTAAACCTATACTATGTCCTAAAGTCAGGGCAGATCCAACCTGTACAGTCTCGCTAACACCATCAAGAGTTACCGAAGCAGTTCCAATAGTTAAGATACCTGTAATTCTTGTATCGCCATTGACAACTAAATCTTCAGTAAAGAATCCAGTATCAACTCCAACATGAAGTTCAGTGGTAGTGACTACACCAACACTCATTCCAATACCGGAAATATTTCCCAAAGCTAAAGTATGATCTAAGTCTTGAGAACCTCCACCACCACCACCATGAGAATTGATGGTTACTCTGCCACTGCTTCCGGAAATTGTTATATTATTTCCAGCAACAATAGAAGTTACAATGCCCGTCAAATCAGCACCATCACCACTAAAAGATGTTGCGGTTACAATGCCAACACTCATTCCAATATTGGAAGTGTTTCCTAATCCTAAAGTGTCATCTAATGTTTGAGAACCTCCGCCTCCACTTCCACCGATACCGCCAGTCCAGATACCAGCAGATGCATCATACTGAAGAACTCTACCATCAATCAGAGCAGTGGACCTATCAATATCATCCAAAAACTCAAGTCGTGTTTCGCCACCACCACCAATAGATGACAGTTGATGCTGAACTCTCTGTACAAATGTCTTGTAGTGTTTCTGGAGTTGATCAAGAGTTACAAAGTTCTGATCAATTGGAGTAAGAGGATCTGGATTGTTTGTTTCTGGAGGATCATCTGTCAATGGAACATTAGTTTCTGCTAATAACTTCTGTTCTTCTTGTAATTTTTTCTGAGAAGATTTTATATCTTCAACAATTTTATGAAGACCCTTAATATTAGATTTTACATAATCAATATCTTTATCATAATACTTTATCTCGGGAAGTTTAGTAAATTCTTCTCTCAACTCAGTAAAATACTTAAGAAGAAGTTCATCAGTCTTAATACTTTCTTGACTTACTTCTTCAAGTCTTTCTTCAATATTTTTCTTTAACTTATTATATTCTCCAAGAATTTGTTTTTTTAACTTACGGTCATCATCTTTAAATTCTTTATGATACTCCCATATTTTAGTAGAAGAATCTTGGAGTTCTTTCCAGATTTTATTCTTTTCTTCTTTTACAAGAATATTTAATTTATCATCAAGTTCTTTGATATCTGAATCAATCTTGACACTATTATTGAAATACTTTACTTCAATATCTTCTGATAGTCTTTCAAGATCAAACTCAATCTTGCCTCTTAGACCATCAATAACATCATTGACTTTTACAAAATCTTCTTCAATAGAACTAAAGTTTTCATCTATCAGAGAAGAGTTTGGAATAGTTTCCTTTACTGCATCTATAGCTTCACAGATTGCTACAATCTCAGAATCGTAGTGTTTGATTTCTGGAAGATTTTTAATTCTCTCTTCAATAGCATCAACTTGTTCATCATAATATTTGACCTCTGGAAAGTCTTTGACTTGTTCCCTGATAAGATCAATCTGTTCACATATTGCTTCTATTTCTCTATCATAATATCTAACTTCAGGAAGATTGACAATCTGCTCTGCAAGTTCCTCAAGTTCTTTATCATAATATTTAATTTCTGGAATATTGGGAATCTCTTCTCTTACATCATTGATCATTTTGACCAGTTCTGGCCAAGGAGGAACAATGTCTTTTATTTCTGCAAAGGTATTTCCTTCAACATCTTCAATAGTCTGAGTTTCTTCTTCTATCTCTTCTTCTGCAATAAAATCTTCTATAGAAGGCAGTTCTTCTACTAAAGAAATTTCCTCTAATAAAGGAAGGTTTTTTTCTTCCTCAAAATCCTCTATAGAAGGAAGATCATTTACTCTTTCTTCATTAATATAATCATCAATTGAGGGAAGATTATTATCACCCTCAAAATCATCAATAGAAGGTAAATCCTTAGACATTTTATTAGTAACCTTAGTACTTCGGGATTTTTCTCCCTTTCACATTATTTAGGTTCTTCCTTTATTCCTTCTTTCAACATTTTTGCAAGTTCTGCTGTAGATCCAACAAACAAAGCATTATTAACTGTTGATGGTCCACGAGCTTGTTTTTCTTCTTCCACATCTTTTAGTTTTTTCTGAAGGTCCATCAACTTGTCTGTCGCATCAGCAACATTTTTGATCAATTGTCCCGCAACTTCATATGCTCTCGGCATTTCACTTTCTTGTGCTAGTTCAAGAATGCCGTTAATAGCTTCTTGTCCCTTTTCTATTATGGAATATAAATTACCTCTAGTATAATCGTAATCTTTCCTAATATCGTCAACAGATTCTTTTAGTTTTTCAATCTTCTCATTAACAACAACTTCAGGTTTAACAACTTCACCTGAAGTATTGAAAGTATCATTTAGATTATCAAAGTTTTTTGCCATTTTAATTAGAATGTTATGCCATTAAATCCAAAATCATCTCCAGACTCTACAAGTGCATCATCTGCAGCATTGATTTCTTGAATCCCTGCTCCTCCCAGATGAATTGTAGCAGCAGTATTATCCTCCCCACGTCTAACAGTGATCTTATTGCCACTGATTGACTTAAGGAACATTTGCTCACCATCAATATTAATATAAGTCTCTGCAGTTAATGTACTTCCATCAACAACTTCAAATGTTTTGGCAATTGCAGTAATATCTGCTGTGAGAGTAGTAGCAGGACTTCCTGTATAGTTTTTAGTTGCTCTTGGAGTGACTGAATATGTGAGATCTCTCGTTGCATTTGATGTATCAGCACCAGTAACATAGCTGATAGTTGCTTTCTTGATAACATCCTTGGTTGCAGTTGTCGTTGGACCAAACATGTACGTTTTTGCGGTAAATCTTAAAGTATAAAGAATAACCCTTCGTGAACTATAGTCTCCTTCATAATCATCCTGCATTGTGATATTTTCCAATATCACAGGAATATCTCTCTTTTCTTGAATCGACTCAACTAATTCAACTGTTAAATTGTATGCTGGTTGAAAATATGGTAAGATTTGTTCAACAATCTGCAAGGCATCATCATTCAGTTTGGACATAATAGAAAGTTCAAACTGCATATTATATGGAACTGGCATGTAAGACTTTTTGGTTACACTGCCATCATCAGGATCCTTTACTGTAAAGTTTTGGACTGTAGAAACTTTTCTAGAAGGGTCATAAGTCAATCCAATAAACTCAAATGACATTCTTGGCAAAGTAATTGCAAATGGTTTATTGAGATCTGGTGATTGAGTTAATCTTGCCAGAAACTTTTGAGTTGGACCATATGCAAGAGGAACTTTCACAACGCTAACGACGTTATCTGAAGAGTCCTGGTGCTTAATAGAAATATTATTAAAAAGTGTACCAAAAGATATAATGGTTCTCCTCAAAATTTCGTTGTAAAAATACTCAAACATTTTTAAGTCCTATAATATCTTTTTACTAAGATATTATTATTTAGGGAATACCAAATGGGTTTTTCTCAGAAAAGTCTAAAATTTGATCTGCTTCTACTTCAATATTATAGTTATCGCTAAATCCATCATTAATTGGATTAGTATCTGCTACACGTAATGCATAAGATGCTCCAGAATCAGAACCAACTATATTCTCTCCAACTACAAAGTTTCCAGAAATCGTACCAACTTCAAGAACACTGTCTTCAGAATTCCAAACCCTAACTCTTGCAGTAGTTCCGCTAGAAGATCCTGTTACAATTTCATTAAACTGGAATGTTCCCGTACCAGAACTCTCTGGATCACCAACAACGATTGTTGGAGCAACTGAATATCCAAGACCAGCATTTGTGAGATAAATTGCCGAAATTGTACCAGCAGAACTGACGATTGGATACCCAATAGCTGATGCTGTTGTGACACCAGTCTCAAATATCTCATTAGTAAAGGTAATTGATGGTGCATTAGTATATCCTCCACCACCAGAAGTAACTGTAATAATGCCAACTACACCATCACCAATAGTTGAAGTTGCAGCTGCTCCAGTTCCACTTTGATTTGATGGAACACTAAATCTAACTCCAGGAGCAACTGTATATCCTGCACCAGAGTTTGCAATTTTTACTCCTTGAACAGATTTTAAATTTGTATTTACATTAAGATTGCACACATTGATACCACTAATCATTGTAGCAATACCAACCCCAGTGGTTCCTCCAGATGGTGCTGAAGTAACTCCAACAGTTGGAGTTACACTATATCCTCCTCCTCTGTTTGTTACTGTGAATAGTCTAATACCACCATCAAAAATAGCAGCCGTTGCAGTTGCAGTTACACCAGCACTGACTAGAGTAAGAGTTTGTGTTGGTCCTTGAACGGTGTTCAATCCATCAGAAGTAACTCCATCAGAATCATTTCCAATAAGATTATTATCAATATCATTAACTCCTGTTGAAATAACTTCGTCTTCAATACGAAATAGTTCACAGTAGAGTTCATAAACATAAAGACCTTGAAGTTGATAATATGGTTTTGCTCTTTCAACATCTTTTATTTCATAAATTCTATCATCAAGAGGAAACCAAATCAAATCTCCACCTTTTGGTCGGGTTGATAGTTTTATATTTGATTGGTCCTCAATTAATGGTGTAATGTAATTTTCAAACCTTTCTCTTGATATTGTAAGTCTTATTTCTTCTTTTGCTTCGACACCAAATTTTGATAAAAGAACACCAGCACCCTCATATTGATCGTAATTATTAACATATGCCTCAAGAGGAAGTGCCATGTCAAACTTTGACTGAACAACTTCTCTAATAATTGTATTTTCAGTTAGATATTTTCTTGGTAGATAAAAAATATCTACTCCATACATTCTAAGTTGTTCGTTGATTAAATCCTGAACAAGATTTTGTTCGCCCTTTGTCCCTTGAGTAAAAAATGGATTTAGCATAAGATCAACCTATCATGTCAAATGGAGGAAGTTCATATGTGTTTGACATCTGCTCTCTAATTATCTCCAATTCCTTTTCTGCATCATCATACATTTGCCTACCATTAAGTTCCACTCCACCCGGAAGTTTGACTCCCTGAAACTTAATTAGGTTTTGACCCCACTGTCTTTTCATAAGAGCAGTTAGATATTTTTTGAGAAAGGAATCATTCCAAACTCTAGAAAAATCATTTGGATCTATAAGTCTATAGCAATCAATAATAATATAATCATCAACAGTAATAGATCCCCAGTCAATGTCCAAATATAATCTATCTTGCCTTTTATTAAATCTGATCATCTTTTCAGTATTTAATAAAAAGTCCATATCTTCTAGATATGTTTTGGTCATTGCATAAGTCAAAAGTTCAGTAGATCCCCAGTAATAAATGTCATTTAGGAATAACTGATATTTAACACTGAACATATTATTTGTTATAGTGTTTGATCCATCAAATTTAAATATCTTGTTGATCCCAGTGACTGAGGGTGGAACCTGCAAGTAATTACTATTTTCTTCAAATGAAAAGGTTACAGATGATCCATCAATGGTAGAAGATGCTGTTGTGGTTACAATACCAACTGCTTTACTATTTCCTCTAGATCTTCCCCTATCAATGTCATCTTGCGTGACTTTATATTTTAAAAATGTCTGAATAACACCATCAAAATGTCTCTCATGAAAATATTGCAGGGCATCATCAACAAGGTCATCAACTTGCTCATCGGCAACATTGATTTCCAGGACTGGTGCCCCTAGTTGCCTTTTGCAATAGTTTATCAGATCTGTTCTACTTGCTGGTTGTGCCATTTATTCACAAGTTTCCTAACTGTATTTAGGGTGTTGGTGAAACCGGATTATAGACGTAAATATTTCCTTTAACTAAAGAGTAAATTGTTGTAGCAGTTCCCGTTCTCACAAAAGTAACCGCAGTACCGGGAAAAATCTCTAAAGGTGAAGTATTTGCAACTCCGATAGTAACTCCAGTCGCTCCAACAGAAACCACAGGAACGCTGGTGATTGCTGCTCCAACAGACATAGAATCGCCAATTGCAACATTGGTTGTTTTATTTAAAAAGAAAGACGTTGTTCCAATTCCAGCAGTGCTTCCTACAGAAATACTTGTATTCAAAATATCTTCCGATTCAGTATCTCCAGTGAGAAGCACATCATAATAATATCTTCCTTCAGAAAGAGTTCTGGTTTGTGCTCCTGTTAAGGAAAGTTTTAGTTTTCCATCAAAAGCACTAGTAAATCCAACTGTAAAACTTGTTGTGATACCAAGTGTTGCTCCAACTGCAACACTTTTTGACATTGCAGCAGTTCCACTATAATCTGTCAGATCAAAAGATGCACTGGAAGTGGTCTTTACATTTAAGTTTGCAACAAAATCTGATCCGCCATAAATGGTCAGATTGACTCCATAAGGAACTCCCGAATCTGGATCAAAAGTAACTATTTTAGATGCCATCTGGAATACCTATTATTTGTATAGTTTCTTGCTGTTTATAATAAAGTTTGCAAAAAGATTTTGCAATATTCTTTAAAGTTTCCCGATCATCACAACTATCTATATCAGATGCAATCTTTTGATATGCAAAACTTTTTGCTAAGTTATTTAATTTAATTGTTTCGTGATCCATTTAATAACTCCTTTAATAAAGATTTGATTTCATCAATATCCCCTTTCATTTTAGCAACTTCTTGTTCAATATCATGTGTTTTTTGATTCTTTTCAGTTTTTATTTTGCGTCTTGAGAGGTATTGCTGATAATCTAATCCATTTACATTAACAACTGCATTAGTATCAGGATCTCTTGCGAGATCCTTATGACCTTCTAATCCATAAAAATCCATATCAGGCTAAAGCAATAACTCTAAGATCCTTAACTCTTGGAACAAATGATTGATTTGTAGAAGTCAAGTTTATTTTTATTCTGTAAGTTCTAAATGAAGGCAACTGATCTACAGTGAATGTATATTCTCTATAATCAGCATTTCTACTATTAAACACATAATTATTTGACTTAGTCACCAATACATCAGATTCACCATTGTTATCTTCTACAGAGATAATTTGACCACCAGAGTCGATATTCTTATATCCAGGGAATGGTGTAAAGATTGGTTCAAGACCTGGTTTGTTGTTGATGCAGTAGAATGCTCTAATATCATTTACATCAGTCAGGTGACCAGCAAGAATGACCTTGATTGAAGATGCAGGATTTTCCAATACAATTTCTTTAGAAATATACTGACATCCTGTTGGATCTTCTCCAAGTGTATCAACTCTTGGATCTGTTGCATAATTTTCAATTATGTTATTGACTCTGTTAGATGTCAGTATTGCACTAACCCTTTGTGTGTCAATAACAGGTGTAAGTCTAGTGTCTGTAGTAGACAGGAATAATCTCATATTCATAGATTTATTCCCTTCAATGGTTGTTAGGTTGGCATCCTCATTGACTTTAGATGCAATCAATCTTGGGGTATCAAAGTAATTCCTCTTATTGATAGTAATATTTTCAAACCCCTTATCAACGTAAGGTGTTTCATTACCACTAAAACTCTTACCGGATGTTGTCCTAAGTTCGGCAGTAATGGAAGTACCAGGAACTGTGAGATTTTGTACATTGGGTCTTATCAACTCAAAGGGGATGTTTTGAGTTGCTTTCACTTCATATCCACCAGCAGGTTTCGTAGTACCCACATAGAGTTTTGCGAAACTTGTGTCAACACTTCTATTTGGAGTTCTGTCATCTCCGGTTGTAGAAGTCATATCAAGTTTAATTTTATACGAATCAAATGTGAATGGGTCAGGCTCAGTTACATCTGCAAAGTTATGAGTTTTATTAATTCGTTGAAGACTTACTCCACCGAGTTCATATTTGTATACTGGAGTTCCTATGGGATATGTCCTTGGATTAGATCCTCTTACAATATCTCCTCCAAGAGTATTTCCATTCACATTGCTGTATTGAATAACTTCATCTTCAATCTTAATATATCCAACATTAGTTGTTCCAACTCCAACATTTTCAAAGGTTGTAAATGAAGATGCAGAAGAAACAACAATACCGTCAGTAGATTCAGATGGAAGTTCTATAGAAAGTTTTGTTGGTTTTACATCACCCATTACTCCCAAAACCCTAACTTGATTTTCTGTAAAATACATGCCATGATTTTGGTGATTTACATTCAAATGCAATCCATCGCTATCGACATTGATAGTAGAAATCTGAACATCTCCCTTACCCCTATCTGCGTTATAGTTAAGTTCAGTTGTGATTCCAGAACTATTGACATACATTAGTGTTTTAGCAGAACCAACAACAAATTCACCTTGAACATTATTTAATATGAGTTCGTTTGTTATTCCAATTCCTGTGATAGACAATCTTGCATTTCTGCCCATTGAGGCAATACCAATTGTAGTGATGCCAAGAACATCTCCAACTTGATATCCAGATCCTCCATTAACGATCGTCGCGCCATTAGCAACAATAGATCCGTTACTTATACTAATGTCTGCAGTAGCACCTCTACCATTTCCAGAAAGGGTTACAAGATTGACTCCACTAAAAGTACGACTACCATCTGCTGGAGTAAATCCAAGACCGGCATTGGTAATGGAAAGATTTCCAACTGCTGATCCAGCAGTACCTACAAGGTCACCAGTAGCATTTGTTGTCTGTTGTGAGAAGGTATTTCCAATCTCATAAGAATCTGCTACTGTAGTTCCAAGACCAACTCTAATCTGTCTGGAGTTCAAAATGATTGGGTCTGGATTTAGAGGTGCAATCTGTCGATTTCCTTCTGTAAGTTCTGGACTATAGAATTCTACAGAACCATTTCCAACAAAGTCTGCTCTGAAAAGAGTAAACTTAAGATCTTCCCACTGACTTGGTTCCCAAGTCGAAGCATTTTGTGACTTGAACAAAGAACCGAGATATGGTTGAGTTGAAACAAATGTATCAGTAAGAAGGTCATTTTCTCCAACTCTGGAAATGTAAACTGTGTATTTGGTTGAGTTTGATAGCAGACATATAGCATACTCAGTTCCACCTTCCAGGTATACTGGAGATTTGAACTGAATATTCGTTGCTATAGAACCATCGGCAGATGTTAAAACCTCGCTAGGGTCTAAAACTACTTCAGAGAAGGGAAGAACTCTTGTAGTTGGAGAACCATTTTCCATAGTTCTAAGTTGAGCAACAACTGGAATATCTCCATCATCTTTGGATCTAAAGAATACATCACAACTTGTCAGGAATACCCCAGTATCATCCTCTACCAAGAAAGATTGTGCAAGAGGATCAAAGAAAGTAATACGTGTTCTTTGTCTTCTTACCGATTCACCAACTACATTCCTTACAACCTCTGTTCCAAGATCTCTATTAACAACTCTACTTTGCAATTCGTTTCTTGTCTCAATCCTTGCATTTCTAACTGAAACGATATTTTCTTGAACAGTTTCAATAGTTCCAGCAGAAGTAAAGGATTCCTCAGCAATTGTTGATGCGAAATTTTGATTATTGTCAATATCATCAACAAGGGTAAAGGTTTTAACTCCTGTTTCAAATCTTGGGTTAGCAATATTATTTCCATTTGGAATGTAAAAACTTCCAATCAAGGTTGAAGAAATATCTGAAATAAGTCTTACATTGGTTACTGTTGCTAAGGCACCGCTTGTGCTGCCCCTGAGCACCATTCCTTCTTTTACAAATCCAAAGAAATCTCCTCGTGCTTCAGCAGAAAGAGATGCGATGTCAATATTCAAGATAGTGGATGTTGACGAATATGTAGGTGCTAAATCTTGATTATTATATGGATTTGATGAATATGTTTTTGTTGGAGAGTTGTATGGACCCTCTCTATGGTTAGATTGAGCAACTCTAAATTTAATGAAAGCCTTTACATCAGAACTGATAGGTGTTGCAAGACCAGTTGTAATCATTCGACCGACTACAGTTTCTCCAATCTCAAAAGTTCCAGAAGTCATTGTGATTTCTAAAAGTTTTGGAACACAGTATCTGGATACATTGACGCCATCAAAGAAAGCATAAAGTCTTGTTAAAGGTTTGACTCTCTTAGAAACAAACTCAATATTTCTGGGTCTCATAAAAGCAGCCAGATCTCTACTTACAATTCTATCTCCTCTAGAAACTTCTTCAAACTGTTCGGAGATAAGAGTTCTAACACCACTTCTGGTTTGAGTTCCAACCTCTGTTCTTGTTGTAGAAGTTACTTCAACAATAGTGTCTCTTACATTTCTAAAGAATTCCGTTGCTTGACCCCTCCTGCGCCTACCTCTTCTGCGTTCTACAACTTCATCTGGACCGCCACTAATAACTTGTGTTTCAGTTGACTCTACAACATCTTCAATGCCTGTCCAATTAGTTTCCCAAGAATCCCAAATAATAGGAGCAAATCCTGTTTGTGGGTCAATTCTTCCACTTTCTGCTAATCTATTAAATGTTTCTGTGTAATTTCCTTCTCTTTGAATAATCTTTGGTTCAAGTCTTGCCTGGTCAACCCAGTTATCAGATGCTGGAGTCAACTCAACAGTTCCATTCCAAAAACTGACTAAGAAAGGAGTAACACTTTCAGTTCTTGTTGCAAATGTCTGTTTCAAATACTCAACTTCAGCATAATCTAATGTCAATGCCCCAGACTGCTTTCTAATATTATTACCTTCAATAGTACCAAAATCAACATCATCAGTTGTATTTGCACCAACAACTGGTCCAAGTATCATATCAACTGAAGTTGTATAATGTCTTGGTCTTAGTTCATTAAACTTTCTACTAATAGAATTATTAATTGTCTCACCATCTTCTTGTGTAGAGAAATCATTAAAGTTATCTACGAAGAAACCAGATTTAAATCTATTCAAACCATCTGCATCGGGAATAAAGAAGTTTGCAGTTTCTTTTTCAAGTAAAGACAATGAAGTATAATACTCAAGACTTCTTATTCTATCTTCAAGTTTCTTGATATCTTTCATTCGATATCTCTTATAATCTAAGAATGCAAGTTGAGCATCCTCAGGATTATAGAGATATGGTGGAAGAACTACTGTGCAAAGTTCAATGGCATCATCGATTGGTTCTGGTTTTTGTGGATCATCTGAAGGAGTTCCATAGATTACCTGGAATCTACCATCTTTAGACAAATATACTCTATCAATTCTTCCTTGATAATATGAGTAATCTAACTGTATTGCCTCATCTGATGCAAGTGGTGTGGAATTTTGTCCAGTATTTTCAAATGATCTACCTAAGAATTCAAGAGGAGACCTGGAACCATCTGCTACAGTATAAGTAGAAACTCTTGGTCTAATATCAATAATGTCAGAGTTTCTATATCCGTCTATAGTCTTGACTTCTGTTCCATAATCATAGTTGGTATATGAGTTTACAGTAATAACATTTCCAGTGTCTGTTGAACTGAATGTTGAATTTGAGAAGTATATTTTCAACTGCTTTTCAGGAGCAGATCTATCTTTCCTTCTTAAAATGCGACCTTGGTCATAGAAA